CGGCAATCAGGGCGCAGCTTCGGCCACCGGCAAAGCCGGTGTAGCTCTTGCGGCTGGTCTCGAGTGCAAAGCAAAGGGCACGATTGGCTGCGCGATCTGCTGCGTCGAACGCGGCGGATGGGATGGAGATACATATCCGATCAATGCTGTCAAGGCGGAGATCGTCGACGGCGAGAGGATCAAGGCCAACACCTGGTATCGGCTGGAAAACGGCGAATTTGTGGAGGTAGATGGATGAAGCTTACAGAAAAGCTGATCGCCATTCAAGCGCAACTGAAAGCGCCAAAGGACAAGACCAACAACTTCGGCGGCTACAAATACCGCTCCTGCGAGAGCATCTTAGAGGCTGTAAAGCCCCTGCTGCAGGCGCAGGGCTGCATCCTGACGATCTCGGACGAGATTGTAGAGAGTGGGAACCGGATCTATGTCAAGGCAAAGGCGACTCTGTCCGACGGCGAGGGCGAATATACCACATTCGGTTTCGCCCGGGAGCCGGAGAGCAAGAAGGGCATGGACGAACCGCAGGTGACCGGCACGGCCAGCTCCTACGCCAGAAAGTACGCATTGAACGGCCTGTTTGCCATCGACGACACGAAGGATGCCGATACGGACGAATATGCCAGGGAGACCGGGAGATCGTCCGGGCGGAAACCGCCCGCTGCTGCGAAGCCCGCCGAGGCTGCAAAGAAGGCGGAGATGCTCTTTAAGTGTTCCGCATGCGGGAAAGAGATCACCGGCGAGACGATCAACGGACATGCTTACTCTGCAATGAGCATTGCGGAGCAGACAACAAAAAAGTTTGGGCGCTGCTTCTGCTGGGGCTGCGCACAGAAACAGGGAAAGGGGAATACATAAATGCTGAACGAAGTGATCTTGATGGGCCGCCTGACGCGTGACCCGGATGTCCGCATGACGCAGAACGGAACCACCGCTGCGAACTTTGCACTGGCCTGTGAGCGCGACTATGCACCGCAGGGGCAGGACCGGGAGACTGATTTCTTCGATATTGTCGCGTTCAGAAATACCGCCGATTTCGTCGGCCAGTATTTTGCCAAAGGGCAGCTCGTGGCAGTCAAAGGCCGTCTGCAGCAGCGCGACTGGACAGACAAGCAGGGCAATAAACGCCGCACGACGGAGATCCTTGCAGATCGGTGCTATTTTGCCGAGAAGCGGCAGGACAGGGATGCTTCCGACGCGGGCTTCCGGCAGATGTCGGATTCGACGCCGGTACCTTTTGCCGAACCCGATATGCAGATGGGGCTTGGTGACGACCTGCCGTTCTGAGGGCTGAAATATGCCGAACAGAATTATTCGGGAAAGCATCTGCACAAGCGATAGCGTCGACAAACTCTCGTGGTTTGAAGAAGTTCTGTTTTATCGGCTCATTGTAAACTGTGATGATTTCGGACGCTTTGACGGGAGAGCGGCGGTAGTGAAAAACCGCCTCTTCCCGCTGAAAGAAAACCTCACGCTCAAAACTGTAGAAAATGCTCTTCATGGGCTGGCGAGTGCTGGATTGATTGCTCTGTATGTGTTTGAGGGCAAGCGCTTCCTTTACCTACCAACATGGGGCAAGTATCAGACGCAGCGTGCGAAGGTAAGCAAATTCCCGTCGCCTGATGACGGGAAACAAGCGGATGAAATCATTTGCAAGCAAATGCGTGCAGATGTTCCCGTATTCGAGAATCGAGAATCGAGAATCGAATTCGCTATTCGAGATGCGGAAGATAGCGCGGAGCCGCAAGCGGCATCCACGCCGCCAGCAATCTCTCTGCCGCTGAATGATGGAACAGGATATTCCGTTTCCGTGGAGCAATGCCAGGAATGGGCGGGCTTGTACCCTGCTGTCGACGTGATACAGCAGCTGCGGAACATGAGGGGATGGTTGGACGCAAATCCGGCCAAACGGAAAACAAAGCGCGGGATCAATGCGTTTATTGTCCGCTGGCTGGCAAAAGAACAGGACAAGGGCGGAACACAGCCTGCACAGTACAGCCGCGCTGCAAAGCCCGGCTACGGTGTGCAGGGGCACCATGATGAGCTGAATCCACTGGAACGTGCGGCTGTGGACAGGGTGATGGGGCCTATATCGAAAGGGGTCGCGCGGATGCAACATGGCGTACAGCACCACGGGGATGAGCTGGATACGATCCAGCAGGCGGCAATAGACCGGATGCTTGCGGAAAACGAGGAGGATAATACATAAAAATGCTGGGAAAACTGGCGAGATCACTGGCAGCACGCTATGTCTGCCAGAACTGCGAGAAGGAAAAAGAACGAAGGGCCTTGGCGCATAATGCCACGAAATGTCTGGAACGCAACAGCCGTTTGGCCGAAAGCAATCAGGCCGCGTCCATCGAGATCCACCGCCTCGAAAAAGCGCTGGCGAAAGCAGAGCTGGAACGCGATGTTGCACGGGAAATGCTGATCGAGAGAAGCACGCCGGACACCAGGCCGGGGGCGCCGGGGAGGGAGGAAAAACCATGACAGACAAGGAAATCGTGCAGGCGCTGCGGTGCTGCGCAGAGGGCGAGTGCAAAGATTGCGCCATGCATGAGGATAAGCAGCGATGCCAAGAGAATTTATTGGCCAAAGCTGCCGAAGCCATCGAGCGCCTGACCGCCGAGAATGCGGCGCTGCGGGAGAAGGTGCCGCAGTGGATCAGCGTGGAGGAACGGAGGCCGGAACCGGGTAAACGCGTCCTTGCTACGGACGGCGTGTTTGTCGGCGAGGCGTACCGCACAAGCGCGGATACATGGAGAAGATATGACGGAATAGCTATGCGGGACTGCCTTGGCAGTATAGTCACCCACTGGATGCCGCTGCCGGGCGCGCCGGAGGAGGGAGAAAAGCATGAGTAAAGCTGTTTTGATCAGCATCCGCCCGAAGTGGTGCGAGAAGATCATCAACGGGCAGAAGACCATTGAGGTGCGCAAGACGCGCCCGAAGATGAACCCGCCGTTTAAGTGCTACATCTACTGCACGCAGAGCGCTGATATGCTTTGGATTTTGAAGGAAAGGGAACGGTCTCTCCATCCTGATAAAATAGCGGATGTTTTCAAGGCTGCTAAATGCGGCGGAGCATATCGGGGGAATGGCAAGATCATCGGTGAATTTGTATGCGACGACATTTTTGAAAGGATCGTCAGAGTAGGAGCAATCTGTGATCCGCCGAAATATTGCATCTGCGATTGGAACATGGACTGCACACCACTTGATACGCTTCTTGCGGATGCCTGCATGACAAAAGACGAGCTGGAGAAGTATCTGGACGGCGGCGTCGGCTACGGATTGCACATCTCCAATCTAAAGATTTACGACACCCCGCGCGAACTGCGGGAATTTTACGCTGTGCCAAATGAGGTAGAGGTAGCGCTCAAGGTAAAACCCAAGCCAATCACCCGCCCGCCGCAGAGCTGGCGGTATGTGGAGGAAGAGACATGGAACGACTGACAAGTCCTAATATCAACGTAGACCTGGATACCGACCGATTTCTGCACGCCGCGATCGGCGGCAAGGAAATCGACTGGAAGCAGAGCCGGGACAGCACGCTCAACGTGCTGATCAACGGCCCAACGAGCAACGGCTTTGGCAAGGATATTTTCCGCAAGATGGCCCGCGATCTGTACGGACGGCTGAAAGCCTACGAGGACACGGGGCTTGAACCGGAAGCAGTGGAAACGGTTAAGCTTGCGCTGGCCGCAAAGCACATGGTTGATCTCGAAACGTTCAACAATACGCCAATCAGCAGGCTTGTAGAGCTTGCCGAGGCCGACAAAGCCGGACGGTGCGTCGTGCTGCCGTGCAGGGTGGGGGAAAAGATCTACTACCTCAACGGGAAGTACATCATCGAAGTCGAGGTGGTGGGCTACAAGGTCGACGAGACCGGCGCGTGGCTATTCATCGGGGAGACCTACAACCCGGAGACCAACAGGGCCTATCATTGCGATCTGGAGACAGAGAGGATCGGCAAAACCGTATTCCGCACCCGCGAGGAGGCCGAAAAGGCGCTGGAAGAAAGGGAGGACAAGAAGAATGGCAAAACGTAAAAACATGATGGATATGATGGACATGACGCCGGTCTGTGAGCGGTGCGGGAAGGTCGCGCCGGTGGACGAAAAGATGTCGACTCCGAACTGGACAGTTTACCGGACAAAAGAGCCGTGCGAATGCGGCGGGAAATACACGGCGCGTGCGTTTTTGGACGACAGCGTGCTTTCCTCGTGCGATAAGGAGGCCAACCATGCCTGACGAATACATCAGCCGCGAGGCGGCGCTGAAAGATTTTGAAGCCTGCAACGCGGAAAATCCAAGATGGACGCCTGCGCGGGTAAAAACGCTCCTGCTCCGCCAGCCCGCCGCCGACGTTGCGGAGGTGGTGCGGTGCAAGGACTGCAGGTACAGTAAGTATGCAGCGTGGTGCGAGGGATATGCGTGCTGCAGAACAGTTGGCGAGTATCATCACGCAGATTTTGGATGCACCGCCGGAGAACTGCAAACAAACGGAGTTACAGAATGAGCGGGCTGCGGTTTGCGCGCGGGAGCGCGAAAGGAGGAAAGCTGATGCAGGATTGCTGCTTGACCTGCAAGAACCTTGAATACAGGAAGAACTACGTCTACCCGTACCGATGCTTGAAGCACAAGGCGGATCGGTTATCGGAGGATGAATGTCTCAGACGGGTAATGGAAGGCTATAAGTGCGACAAGTACGAGGAAGGAGATTTGAATGTTCGGAAGAGCAAAATTGAAAGCTGAGATCGTGCGGCTACAATACCGTGTGGCTGAACTGGAAGAAAGGTTATGCCCGTGTGAGGAACACGATTGGAAAGAGATTGGGTATAAATTGTCCTTCGGCGATTTTGACGTTTCACGGATATGTACCTATAAATGCAGGCAATGCGGCAAAATCGTCACAAGAGATGGGGATTAGAGGATGAACACACACATTACGAACATCAAGGGCAGCTGGCAGGAGATTCAAGACGCTTCTGGATATAGTGTCAACCGAGATGGACAAATCAGAAACGATAAGACTGGTAAGATTCTGAAACAGTTTGGCAGCAGAGGGAAATATCTGGGCGTTGGGCTAGGAAGAGCTGGGTACCGAAGAGTACATCGTATTGTAGCTGAAACGTTCATTCCAAACCCGGAGAACAAGCCGCAAGTCAACCATATCGACGGAGACAAGGCGAATAATAGAGTTGAGAACCTAGAATGGTGCACTTTGAGCGAAAACCAGCGGCACCGTTTCGATGTTCTTGATAAGCATTTTTCAAAGGAAAAAATGGAGACCATAACAGAACTTGCAGCTATCAAAAATCGCAAGAAGGTCCGCTGCGATGATACTGGCAAAATTTATTCCAGCATTAGGGCGGCAAGTGTAGCAACCGGGATCAGCCGTGCGAATATCTCAAATTGCGCACATGGGCGGTATAAACAGGCTTGCGGGCAGCATTGGAGTTTTGTATAGGAGGGAATTTTGAAGACAGAAATCATCAAAGTAAAAGGAGACTGGCAAGAAGTTGTAAACGATTGCCGGGCAACTGTAAAAAAGCCGCCTCTTGGGCGCGAACCGAGTGCTGAATGGAAAAAGGCAATCCTAATCGCAGAGCATGACCCAATCCGAGATATTATCATCAAATTTCGATGGAAAGATATTAAATATTGGGTCGCCATGCACTGGAAGACGCATATTTGGAGAAGCCGGGTTGATTCCCAGAGAAACGACAGGCAATCGAAGTACGACCGCAATAAGGCACCTCAGGACGCTAGGGTTGATTTTATTGGGGACCCAAATATTCAAAATCTGATTGATACCATGCGCAAGCGGTTATGCCGTCAGGCAGACACGGAGACGCGCGCGTATGCCGAGGATTTCAAAGCGGCGCTGCATGAGATTCAGCCGGAGATCTCGGACGTGTTGGTGCCAAACTGCATTTACCGGTGCGGATGCCCGGAGATGCAGCCATGCGGTTTGTATGAAAGCTGGTCCCGCCTTCGACCGGAAGTCATGAGTACAGATATCCAACACCGATACGACATCTACAACAGTATGTTTTGGAAAGCGAGGGCGAAGAGTGGGAATGATACTGGCGATTGACCCCGGCAATATTCAATCGGGCTATGTAATCGTAGAGCACGACGGAGAAGAAATTCGCCGCGTGCTGGATGCCGAGAAGATCGAGAACCGCAAAATGCTGCAGCTGCTGGAGCAGAAACTTCGGTGGAACTGTCAGCAAGTTGTAATCGAAATGATAGCCGGTATGGGCATGACAGTCGGGCAGGAAGTGTTCGACACCTGTGTCTGGATCGGCCGGTTCTGGCAAATCGTGCTGTGGGAAACAGGCTATGAGCCGACGCGGATTTTCCGCCGGGAAGAAAAGCTGGATCTGTGCGGTTCACTATCGGCCAAAGATGCAAACATCCGGCAGGCCCTTGTCGACCGCTACGCGCCCGGCCAGCCGAACTTCGGAAAGGGGACAAAAAAGGATCCCGGTTTCTTTTATGGGTTTTCGGCGGACATGTGGGCGGCTATGGCCGTTGCGACCACATATTTTGATAAGTACATCAAGGGGGTAAAGCTGTAATGGCAAATATCACGGCGGCCTGTCCGGTTTGCGGGAAGGTGTTTACCCGGCCCTGCAAGCCGCGCGCGGATGGCCGGTATCTCTGCAGCCGGGCGTGTGCCGGGGCATGGCGCAAGCTGCATCCGATCTGCACGGGCAAGCGGCGCGATCGCGCATGGGATGAGGTACGGGTCCAGATCACGGCGATCATCCCGGTCTATCCCGCCATGCGTCCGCGCATGGGCGAAGTGTACGACGCGGAAAAATATGAATACGTCAGCAGCATGCCCGGATATGTTGTGCGCGTCGGAGACAAGCGGGTCTGTGTGAGGGTGGACGAATGCAGGGAGATTTAAGAATCAGCCCGTATTCAGCCCCGTGCGGTAGCTGCCCCGAGAAAGGCTGCGGGGCAAAGCATGCAACCTGCGAGGCGTACATAGCGTTCCGCAAGGCTGCGGACGAGTACAACAAAAGCAAGGTAGAGCGCATAGAGCGCGGGATGGAAACAAGCGGCAAGTCCGCCAGAGCGCGGAAATACGATCGGGCAAAACGCGAAGGGAGGGTACACTATTGATGGAACAGATCAAGGGCGCGAAGTACGATGATGGAAAGCCGAGGCCGTCGCTCGTGCCGGTGGAGGGCATCGAGGCGATCATGCAGGTGCGCGAATATGGAATGCGGAAGTACGGTGATGCTGAGGACTGGCGAAGCATAGCCCCTGAAAGGTGGCACGACGCCCTTCTGCGCCACGTTCTGCATATCTGGGATAATCCGCTGGCGCTCGACGATGAGAGCGGCTTACCGGCTCTGTGGCATGTTATAACTAATGCTGCGTTTGAGTGCGCGGCGTACAAGGACGAACTGGACAAAGCGCGCGGGGAATGGGCAAAGGATGTGCTGGACGAAAAGGCAGTTGATGGGTGCAAGAACTCACAATGCGCATATTTCTCTACCACATGCGGGTGTATCCGGTATAATGATGTAAGCCACTGCAAGAAAAGAAAGGAAGTGCGCCGTGAGTAAGCCGCGCTACGGCTGGTGGCCATATGCAAAGTGGATGATCCGCAATTATAAGGGCGGCGGACTGATGACGAAGGCCGAGCGCGCTGCCGTTGAGGATGCAATCGAAGAGACGGAACAGCTCGTTGACGGCGCGGAGCGACTCCGGCTCATAGACTTGGTTCTTTGGAAGCGGACGCATACCCTGCAGGGCGCTGCGATGGCGGTTTATGTATCCGAACGCACCGCACAGGAGTGGCACAGGCAATTTATTCGCCTTGTGGGGCAAAAAAGAGGGCTTTTATGAAAAAGTCTGCGTCCCAGAGCCAAATTTAACATTTACTATAAGGGCGTAGAGATCAACTCTACGCCCCTTTTCATCGGCACCGCAGCGTTCTGCGGAAACCTCCTCCTCCTGTTCTCGTGTTCTCCGGTGTGAATAAATATATTTATTCACACACGGAGACACGAGAACAAAAGAATGAGGTGGCTGACCGGTGATCGGGCATGATGGGGAGGACAACATGGAGGTAAAAAACAGAAAGCTTTCCAGCATTACTGCATACGGGAAAAATGCAAAGAAGCATGACAAGACACAAATCAACAACGTTGCGGAGAGTATCAAGCAGTACGGTTTTGTGCAGCCGATTGTGATTGACCGTGACGGTGTGATTGTAATCGGCCACTGTCGCGCTATGGCGGCGAAGAAGCTAGGCATGGAAGAAGTGCCGTGCGTCTGCGTGGATGATCTGACGCCGGAGCAGGTGAACGCACTGCGGCTGGTGGATAACAAGAGCAACGAGAGTGACTGGGACTTTGACCTGCTGGCTGACGAACTGTCTGGTCTTGACCTGTCAGCGTTTGACTTTGACTGGGGACTGCGTGATGAACTCGACACGTCAGTTGTAGAAGACAACTACGATCCTGTTTTACCGGCAGAGCCGAAGAGCAAACTTGGCGAAGTGTACCAGCTCGGAGACCATCGCCTTATGTGCGGAGATAGCACGTCTTTGACAGACGTACAGAAGCTCGTGGGGGGGGCGCAAATGGATCTGCTGCTCACAGACCCTCCGTACAATGTGGACTATCAGGGCACCGCCGGGAAGATTAAGAACGACAATATGGAGGATACGGAATTTAGACGGTTCCTGACGGATGCCTTCTCCAATGCGGCGATGGTCATGAAACCAGGTGCGCCGTTCTACATTTGGCACGCCGATAGCGAAGGGTATAACTTCCGTGGGGCGTGCAGAGACGCAATGCTCCGAGTAAGGCAGTGCTTGATTTGGGTAAAAAACAGCATGGTCATGGGGCGGCAGGATTACCAATGGAAGCATGAACCTTGTCTCTATGGCGAGAGCGAGATTGAAGAGAACGAGCACGAGCCGTGCTTGTATGGATGGACGGAAGGCCATAAGCATTACTTCTTCAAAAACCGAAGACAGACCACTGTTCTCAATTTTGATAAGCCGGTGAGATCGGCAGAGCATCCAACCATGAAGCCGATTAAGCTATTCGACTACCAGATGCAGTGTTCCAGCAAGCCGGGAGAGAATGTGCTTGACCTGTTTGCTGGTTCTGGCACAACGATCATGGCAGCGGAGCAGAATGGCAGACACGCTTTCTGCATGGAGTACGATCCGAAGTATGCTGATGTCATTGTTGACCGTTGGGAGAAGTTTACGGGGAAGAAAGCGGTGTTGCTGAATGACGATTGAAGAAGCACGGGCGATTATAGCCAAAACCAGCAGCCCGTATTTGAAGCGGGACATGGAGAAGTTTATCAAACGCCAGCAGAGAAAGGAGGGCGCGTATGGCAAGGCCAAGAAAGGAAATAGATCAGAAACAGTTCGAGAACCTCTGCGGCCTGCAATGCACGCTTGAAGAAATCTGCGGCTTTTTCGATGTATGTACAGATACGCTCGAAGCGTGGTGCAAACGTACATATAAGGCGAATTTCTCGGAAGTTTTTTCTAAAAAAAGAGGGATGGGCAAAATTTCACTCCGCAGAAATCAGTGGCGGCTTGCTGAAAAAAATGCAAGCATGGCTATTTGGCTGGGGAAACAGTACCTTGACCAGAAGGATATTGTAGAGCAAAACATAAACACAGAGGGTGTCAAGGTGATAATTGATGTCTGACATTCGCCTGTCTGAAAAAATCGGCTCTGCGTTCTACGACGTGGCGCATGACGTGTTCCACCACGGTCACACGCACTACGATTTCAGCGGTGGGCGAGGCTCACTGAAATCCTCCACGGTGTCTGTACTCGTTCCCCTTCTGCTGATAAACAATCCGGGTACACACGCGCTGGTGCTGCGAAAGGTGGCAAATACCATTCGTGACAGCGTGTACGCACAGTATATCTGGGCAATCGGTGAGCTTGGCATGGCGGCGTATTGGGAAGCTAAAGTCTCCCCGATGGAGCTGATTTATAAGCCAACCGGGCAGAAGATCATGTTCCGGGGTGCGGACGACCCGATGAAGATCAAGTCTATCAAAGTCCCGTTTGGATATATTGCCGTGACGCATTTTGAGGAAAAAGACCAGTTCGCGGGGCGTGCGGAAATACGAACGATCTTACAGTCTACAATGCGCGGCGGCTCTAAGTTCTGGAACTTTGAAAGCTATAACCCGCCGATCAGCCGCGACAACTGGGCAAACAAGGACAGCTTGGAGGAACGGGCCGACCGGCTGTGTCACAAGTCCACGTATCTGCAAGCACCGCCTGAATGGCTGGGAGAACAGTTTCTTGCAGAAGCGGAACACCTGAAAGAGACAGATGAACGCGCGTATCAGCATGAGTATCTCGGTATCCCGGTAGGGACCGGCGGAAATGTGTTTGACAGGATCGAGCTGCGGGAGATCACAGATGAAGAAGTCAAAAGCTTTGACCGAATCTATCAGGGAGTGGACTTTGGCTGGTTCCCAGACCCGTTTGCTTTTATACGGCTGCATTATGACCGGGCGAGAGAGACGATATATCTGTTAGACGAGATTTATCAAAATAAATTAGCCAACGAGCAGAGTGCGACCATGATAAAACAGCGCGGGTATAACAACATTAGGACGATTTGCGACAGCGCCGAGCCGAAGAGCGTTGCTGACTTACGGGCAATGGGATTGCCTGCGTATGAGGCTGTCAAGGGGCCCGGTTCAGTCGAATACGGTATGAAGTTCTTGCAGAGAAGAACGATTGTCATTGATAGAAAACGAACGCCACATGCCTACGATGAGTTCGTGGGCTACGAATATGAAAGAAACAAAGACGGCGATATTATCAGCGGATACCCGGACGCGAACAATCATCTGATTGACGCGACGCGGTACGCCTTAGAGCCTGTGAGCCGTAGAATGGGAGTTATTGCATGACGGTTATCGATAAATTAAAGGAACTCGGGTATACGACAATCCCAGAGGAATTCTATACATACGTGTCCCTTTGGAAGTCGTGGTACGTCGGCAAAGTCAAGGGGTTCCATCAATACCGGAGATATAACGGGCATAAGTGGACAAAGTGCAACCGTGCAAGCCTCGGCATGGCGAAAAAGGTTTGTGAGGACTGGGCGAACCTCTTGATGAACGAGAAAGTCCAGATCACGCTTGAGGGGCAGAAAGAACAGGAGTTTATCGACAGGGTTCTGACGTCGAACAACTTCACGGTCAAGGCAAACGAAATGCAGGAAATGAAGTCAGCGCTCGGAACCGTGGCGTACATTCCACGTGTGGTTGGGCAGGCCGTCAACGAAAGCGGTGAGATCGTGCCGGGTGATGTTTCCGGTATTGAGCTTGATTATGTGACAATCGAGCACATCTTTCCGCTGGCTTGGCAGAATGGATTTATTTCAGAGTGTGCTTTTGACAGCGTGGTCACACGGGCTGGAAAAAACTATCTGTATTTGCAGATTCACCGGAAAGACGAAAACGGGCTTTACGTCATCGAGAACAGCATTTACCGATACGAAAACGAAACGCTTGCTGATGCGCTTTTGACGGATGTTCCGGGCTTTGAGCGAATCCCCCCTGTGGTACATACGGGAAGCGACAAGAGGCAGTTCGTCATCGACAGACCGAACATCGCAAACAATCTTGACTATCTGCTTCCAGTCGGGATTCCTGTGTACGCAAACGCGATTGATGTTTTGCGCGGCGTTGACTGCGCCTATGACTGCTACGTCAACGAGTTCGAAAACGGCCCGATGATGATGATGGTCCAAATGCCCGCCACAAGGTGGGAAGACGATGAACCGACGCTTGATGACAACGACCGGCGTTTCTATCTGCTTCCGGAGGACACGCAGCAAGGGAACGTGGTAGAGACGATTTCTCCGACACTCAGAACTGAGCAGCTGAATATCGGTTTGCAAGACCAGCTTAATATTCTAGCAAGCAAATGCGGGTTCGGGACAAATTACTATCAGTTTAATCAAGCGGTAATGGCAACTGCGACGCAGGTAGTTAGTACGCAGAGTGAACTAGCGAGGACAAGAGGAAAACATCAAATCATTTTAGAGCAAGTTCTGATTGAACTTTGCCGGATTCTTCTTAGATTGGGCAATACCGCGATGAAAGCGGGGCTTAACGAGGGCGTTGAAATCAGCATTGATTTTGACGATAGCATCTTTGCGGACAAAGACGCCGAGTTTAACAAGGACGAGCGGATGCTTTCTGACGGAATTATGAATGATTGGGAAGCTCGTATGCGCTGGTTTAACGAGGACGAAGAAACCGCAAAGGCGGCGTTGCCGAAGATGCAGGACATGGTAACTGAACAGCAACAGGAGGTAGAGTAATGGGAGACGAAAAAGTTCCTGCGGGAACGACATTCTGGGTAAACGCCGGTGACGCCGCTGCGCCAGAATGGAGAGTATTCGGAACAACGGCTGACGATGCTGACGATAAAGAATCAAACGAGACATGATCCATTACCCATTTACGCCTGCTTTGCTCGACACCCTCCCCGAAGAGCTTGCCGAACTATTCCGGTGGCTGGAAGATACGCTCCTCGATGAGATATGTAGTAGGCTTGCGCTGAAAGACCAGTTGAACGAAGTGACTGTTCAGGCAATCCGGGCGCTTCGTTCGCATGGTATCGACACGAAGGAGATTGAAAAAGCAATCCGCAATACGTCTGGAATCAGCGAGAAGAAGCTCAAGGAGCTTTTCGACGATGTTATTGCCAGAAACCAGAAGTATTACACATCGGTTATCGACATGGCAGGGCTGACACAGCCTGATATTCTGGTGAACACTGCGACCATCGAAGCAATCAGAGTTCAGACGCTTGATGAATTTCATAACATCACACAGTCTATGGGATTTTTGGTGGACAAAGGCAGGACGATGCTTCCGCCCGCTCGTGCGTATCAGTGGGCGTTGGATTCTGCTGTTATGCAGATTCAGAGCGGGGCGATCAGCTACAATCAGGCGATTAAGTCTGCGGTGCAACAGCTTGCAGGCGGGCTGAAAGTCGTGAACTACGAAAGCGGGCACGTTGACAACATCGACGTTGCCGTACGGAGAGCTGTCATGACCGGCGTGAATCAGGTATGCGACCAGTACACGAACCAAAGCGCAGAGTACCTTGATACGAGATACTTTGAAGTGTCTGCGCACTCTGGGGCGCGTGACAAGCCGGGTGCGTCGCCGTGGTCAAGCCACAAAGACTGGCAAGGGAAAGTCTATTACCAGAGTGAAAGCGGCGAACCTGACCCGCTGGGGCTTTACGATGACCTTGTATCGACTACCGGCTATGGATATGTTGATGGCCTGACCGGCGCGAACTGTAGGCATCACAAATACCCGTTTGTTCCGGGAGTTTCGGAGCGAACTTACACAGACGAACAGCTTGAGCATATCGACGATGGTCTTGGATGCACGTTTGACGGAAAGACTTACACAGCCTATGAAGCAACGCAGATGCAACGCCGAATAGAACGGCAAATCCGCGCACAGAAAAAGCTTAGAAACGCATACAAAGAAGCTGGGCTTTCCGAAGACGCGACCGCCGCGAACATAAAGCTTCGGCGGCTGAGCGCAGAATATAGCAGGTTCAGCAAGGCCGCAGGGCTGCCGGAACAGCGGGAGAGAATGGAGGTGCTGTATTGATCGACGAGAAACTGAAAGCCGCAATCGAGCGGGCGCTTGCCGCCGGGTTTCGGGTCCAACTGAAGCGCATGAAGGATGGAACAGTCAAGGCGCAGATCATCAAGGCGGAAGAGCTGAAAAAATAATACAGATACCGCAGCACAATCGAGCGCGCGGAATGGCACGATGAGCCGACTTGTAAGGTTTTCTTACAGGTTGGCTCTTTTTATTTATCAACACTGACCGACAGGTCGTTAAACAAGGAGATTTTTATGGCAGAAGAACCCAACGTGCAGGGCACGGGAATCACTGCTCCTGAGCAGGAAAAGACGTTTACGCAGGCCGACGTTGACAAGATGATTCAGTCGAGGCTTGACCGAGAACGGAAGAAATACCCCAGTGAGGAAGAAATCACCGCATACCGGACATGGAAGGACAGCCAGCAGACCGAGCAGGAACGGCAGGCAAAGCAGGCGAAGGATCTTGCGGACAGCAAAGCGGCCCTGACCGCATCGCAGGCAGAGGTCGAGCAGCTGCGGCGCGACAAGTATGTGTTGAGCAAGGGTTTGACCGGCGAGGATGCCGAGTTTATCGCGTTCAAGGCGATGAAGATGGCCAACGACAAGACCACGTTTGAGCAGGCTGTCGACGCGCTGACGGCGAACCGCAAGAAAGCGACGTTTGACTGGACAGCACCGGCGGGCGGCGGAACAAAGGAAAATACAGCAAATCAGCAGATGAACGCCCTGATCCGGGGCGCTCTGAAATAAGAAAAGGAGATATACATGGCAACTATTGATAGAAATGCTCTTTCTGGGCTTATCCCGGAACCCGTAACCCGTGAGATCATGCAGGGCGCTATTGCGGAATCCGCAGTCCTGCGCATGGGCCGAAGACTGGCCAATATGTCCAGCAAGACCCAGACAATCAACGTCCTTGATGCTCTGCCATCCGCGTATTTTGTCAACGGCGAAGCGACCGAAACCGGCGCGGGCGATGCGTGGAAGCAGACCACGAAGATGGCGTGGGACAAGAAGAAAATCTACGCAGAGGAAATCGCCGTTATTGTTCCGATCCCAGAAGCTGTACTGGACGACGCAGATTATGACATCTGGGGCGAGGTTCGCCCGAGACTGACTGAGGCGTTCGGTAAGGTCATCGACGCGGCAATTCTCTTTGGCACCAGCAAGCCTAGCACTTGGCGCGACGGCGTTGTTCCTTCTGCCATCGCTGCCGGTAACGGCGTACCCGTCGGCACAAGCGTCTTTGACGACATCATGGGCGAGAACGGCCTGATCGCGAAGGTCGAGCTTGACGGCTTCAATCCGAACGGCGTTATGTCCGCGATCCAGATGCGCGGAAAGCTTCGCGGCTTGAAAGACACGACCGGCCAGCCCATCTTCAAGTCCGATATGCAGGGCGCGACCCGCTATGGCCTTGACGGCATGGATATGTACTTTCCGATGAACGGCGCATTTGACCCGTCTCAGGCGCAGATGATCGTCGGCGACTGGTCGCAGTTGGTCTATGCGATCCGGCAGGACATGACGTTCAAGATCTTCACCGAGGGCGTCATTCAGGATCCGACCACGAAGGCCATCACGTATAACCTCATGCAGAACGACATGGTTGCGCTGCGTGCGGTCATGCGGCTTGGCTGGGAAATCGCAAACCCGGTAAACGCTTATAACGTTGATATTGCCAATCCGTTCCCGTTCTCGGTCTACGGCAAGGCTGGAACGGTCTCCACTGTGACTGTCTCCCCTGCAACCGCGACCGTGGCGAAGGGCGCAAGCAAAGCCTTTTCCGCCTCCGTTGCGGGTGAAGGCATTGTAAGTGGAGACGTCGAGTGGAGCCAGAGCGGCGCAAAGTCGTCTATCACTGAAGGCGGCGTGCTGACTGTCGCGTCCAATGAGACGTCCACGAGCATTACCGTCACTGCAAAGTCGAAGCAGGATAGCACTAAGACCGGCACGGCTACCGTCACGGTCGGTTCGTAAAAAAATGAAAGGAGCTGGTACGAATGATCTATGCCGACTATGAATTTTACTCCGGCTGCTACTACGGCAGCATCAATGAGGAGGATTTCCAGCGTCTGGCTGTCCGCGCTAGCTCCTTCCTCGATTATTACACGCAGAACCGAGTAAAAGACTACGTGGATCTCGAAGCTGTGAAAATGTGCTGCTGCGCTCTGGTCGACCAGTATATGCTGATCGACACGGCGCAGGAACTGGCCAGAAAGAATGTGTCCGCCGGGCTTGCATCTGAAGAAGGAGAATTGCAGAGCGAGACTGTAGGCGGCTATTCCAGGACGCTTCGCAGCGGCGGGGATTCTTCCGTAGCTGCATTGAAAGCAGCTTCCGAGGCGAAGAATGCCCTTGCAAGCGTAGCGCGTGAATATCTAGCCCATACCGGGCTTCTCTACAGAGGCAGGTGTTTAGCATGTACGCCCCCCACACTGTAACAATCTACAACGTCACGCAGGAGCAAGACCAGGATTTCAAGGACACGCAGAAGCGCTATATCACAGTGATTCGCGGCGTAATGCTCCAAGCGTCGAAAGCTGCCAACGTCCGCGCGAGCGGGCTTGAAGGCGCAGATGCGGTGAATCTGTACATTCCGTTCTCTGCGGCTGCTGTAGACGGCGTGACGGGCGCAGAAAAGCGCTACGTCGGCCCGCAGGAGTTCTGGCGTGCAACTGATAAAAGCAAAATCTGGACGCTATCTACGGACGGTAACGGCGGCACAACATTCTTTGTGAAGGGCGAAGTAGTCGAGCCGGACAAGACGGAAGAACAGATCGAGATGCTGTACGATGATGTGTACAAAGTGACAAAGGTGGACATGAAGGACTTCGGCAGTCCTTCTATGCAGCACTGGCAGGTCGGAGGCTCGTAATGCTGAAATTCAGCGTAAAGGCAGACGGTTTTGACGCGCTGCAGGAAAATCTCGCGCAGGCCTGCACCAAAGCGGAGCATATTGTTGCAACGCAGGTGCGGAAGGACACAAGCCCATATGTGCCGTTCCTGACGGGCTCTCTCGACCAGAGAACAATGGTGGACGGTAATGCGATCATCTATCCGGGACCGTATGCACGGTTTCTGTATTACGGGAAAGTTATGGTTGACCCGGAGACGGGCAGCACATACGCACCGAAGGGTGGGACGAAGGTTCTGACAGACAAAAACCTTGTGTTCACGACATCCGGACACGCGCAGGCACAATCGCACTGGTTCGAGGCTTCAAAGGCTGAGAACCTTGATAAATGGATCCGCGTTGCGGACAAGGCGGTGAAACATGGACTCTGAAAAACAGAAAAAGTTGGTGTCAGCGGAAGAAGAACAGGATATCGCCCGAAAGATGATGGTCTGGGCGAACTCCTTTTCTGACGACGATATGCCAGCCGCGACGATCAACTATGAATTTCTCGCCGCAAATTCCGCGAGCATGGCGCTTTCTGCTATTCAGGGCGCGTACATCACACGGAAATACCTGCTTGGCGGGCATGAAGCAGAATACCAATTTAAGATCATCGCCCGTATCATCCCCGGCAGCAGCAACGATAAGCGCCTAAAATGCGACGCCATGCTGAACCGCTTCGGAGACTGGGCTATGCAAAATTATCCGTCTTTGGGCGATGGCATGCGCGTCCGGAGCGTGGAAGCGTCCAGCCGTGCGGCTCTGTTCGCCCGGTACGATGACGGAACAGAAGACCATCAGATACTTATGAAACTGACATATGAGGTGATTTAATTATGGCAGACATGACCTTTAATACCACTGCTGGCCAGACCATTGACCGCGAATTGCTGATCGCATACCTGAATACCGGCGAGTCGTCTACGCCTGTCTGGTCTCCGTTCGGCAAGCGCGTCACGGATTCCAGCATGGAGTACGATTGGCAGGAGGATTCCAGTAAGGATATCCTCGGCACTACAAGAACCACCATGAAGAAGCCCATCATCACGCAGAGCTTTGACCCGTGCGAGCTGGACGCAGGCGACGCGGCGCTTGTCAAGCTGTGGAACCTGGCTATCAAAGACCAGGACGCAGCAGCACTGGCGAATCAGGACGTTCTTATCGTTCATTTTTACGCAGGCACGGCCAAGACAGCAGTCTTTGCGGAGCGTTACGACGGAACAATGGTCAAGCCCGCGAGCCTCGGCGGTGAGGGTGGTGGCTTTGTCGGCATGCCGTTCGATGTGACGCTGGGCGGTACGCGCACGACTGGAACGGCTGCGGTCGGCAGCAACGGTGCAGTTACATTCACGGCGGATTCTGCGGCGTAAGGAGGGGCTATAAATGGCAGATATCAGATTTGATACTGGCGTACAGTCCTTCCAAATTAACGGCGGCGTGAGTGTAGAGTTCAACCCGACGGACAGCGAATTTGCGAAAAAGCTGTTTTCGCTGTTCGAAGAGTTGGAATCCAGACAGCATGAATACGCAAAACGCGCCGAAAACGAGACGGACCCGAAAAAAATTCTCGATTTGGCAGATCAGTTCGACACGGAGATTCGCGAAAAAATCGACGGAATTTTTGGAAAGCCGATTTGCACTGAAGTGTTCAGGACAAACGTAATGGCGCTTGCAAATGGTCTGCCGGTATGGGCGAATCTTATGCTTGCTGTCATCGACGAGATGGACGCTGGTTTCGATCTCGAAAAAACCAGACTGAGCCCAAGAGTAAAACAGTACACGGACAGATGGGCGAAAAGAAAGCGCTGATCTACGCGCTCCCGACGTCAGCCGAGGTAAACGGCAAAACATATCAGATCGAATCAGATTATAGAGCGGTGCTGGATATCCTCGCCGCTCTTTCTGATAAAGATTTGACGGAAGAGGAGCGCGCCATTGCCGCCCTTGAGATATTCTACCCTGACTTTGACGATATTCCGTTTTCAGATTATGAGGAAGCACTGCGGAAATGTTTCAGGTTTATTGACCACGAGCAAGACCAAAAGGAGCAAAAAAAGCAGCCGACGTTGATGTCGTGGGAGCAGGACTTTGAGATGATTGTCGCGCCCATCAACAGAATTGCAGGCTGCGAAATCCGTGCATTGGAATATCTGCACTGGTATACGTTTTTATCCTATTATCAGGAAATTGGAGACTGCCTGTTTGCCCATGTGGTAAGTATCCGGGACAAGAAATCTCGCGGGAAGCCTCTTGACAAGCAGGAACGAGAGTTTTACAGGCGAAACCGTGAAATTATTGATTTGAAAACGAATTACACAGACGCAGAAAAGGATATTCTGGCAGCGTGGGGTGTCTCAAAATAAGGTGGTGAGAAAATGGCAGATGGGAAAATCGTTGTGCAGGCGGAAGTTGATGCGAAAAAAGCACAGCGGGAGCTTGATAAACTTACAGCGAGAATTGACAAGCTGGAAACTGACCTGAAAAAGAGCAGCGGCGAGCAAAGCGGGATCAAGGCACAGCTTGACGCGGCAAAGGAATCCGCAAAACAGGCAGAAACTGCGTTGAAATCGTTGCGTGCAGAATCTGAGCGGCTGCGGCAGGTCACATCCGGCGAGGTGTCTGCATCGCCTGATGCGTATATTTCTGCATACAGTCGGCAATCCGAAGTTGCTGCACAGATTAAGGAACAGGAAGCGCGTCTGAAAGAGCAAGACAAGATCGTTGAGAGCTTGGACGGCAAGTACGCAAAAATTACGGACAAGGTAATGGAGCAGACCTCCGCGCTGGACGCGGCGAAGACACGCGCAGGAGAGCTTACGCGAGAGATTACAAACGCAAGCGGCGCGTCCGAACGGATGGAGTTTGCCGCAAAAAATGTTTCCGACAGCATGAACACGTTCAGCAAGCGTGTTTCCGGGCTTTTTAAGCGTGTCCTGGTGTTCTCTCTGATTACTAGAGCGCTGCAAAGCCTGCGGACATGGCTCGGGAAAACAATCATGCAGAACGAGGAGGCGCGTGCAGCGGTTGCGCGGCTTAAGGCGGCGTTTTTGACGCTGGCTCAGCCGATTCTTCAAGTCGTGATTCCTGTTTTTGTGAAGCTTGTGAACATTCTGACACAGGTTGTTACAGCTATCGCGAAGTTCTTTGGTATGCTGTCCGGGAAAAGCTGGTCTTCGCAGAAATCAGCCGCACAAGGATTGAATGAAGAACAGAAAGCGTTGGAAGGCGTCGGCTCTGCAGCGGAGGACGCAAGCAAGAGCATGGCAAGCTTTGACGAGATCAACCAGCTAACCGATAATTCCGCTTCTGCGGCAGGTGGTGGTGCTGGAGGCGCGGCATCAACGGAGATCGCGCCGGACTTTTCGAATCTCGACATGGCAGAGGACAAGCTCCACGACATTCTCGGTTTGGTAGGCGCTATTGCAGCAGGGCTTCTTGCGTGGAAAATCGCGAGCTTGTTCACGAACGACCTGAGCAAGATTTGGGGTATCGCCCTTGCTGTTGCCGGTGCGTTTGCGCTTGTGTACTTCTGGCTGGATGCTTGGAATAACGGAATTGATTTGCAAAATTTCCTCGGAATGCTTGCGGGGCTTGCCGCGCTGGCCGCCGGACTTGCAATCGCATTTGGCCCGATAGCAGCAGGAATTGCGCTTGTTGTGGGCGGTCTTGCTATGCTGGTTGTCGGAATCAAGGATGTCATTGAAAATGGCTTCAATTTAGTAAATACGCTTACGATCATCGCGGGGCTACTTGCCGCCGGTATCGGCATTTCGCTTCTGACGGGTAGCTGGATTCCACTCCTGATTGCGGGATTTGCTGCCGCTCTGGTTGCACTTGTTTCCTTTACCGGACATGGCGAAGAACTAATCGAAGGCCTGAAAAATATCATAGACGGATTCGGGAAATTCTTCAAGGGCGTGTTTACGGGAGACTTAAAGCTTGCCGCAGAAGGCGCGAAACAAATTTGGGAAGGGCTTAAGCAGACGTGGAACGCGATTGTAAACTCCATCAAAGACGCTTGGAGCGCATTTATTACATGGCTGCAGGGCAAGAACCCGGCACTTGCTGCGATTTTTGAAACAATCGGAAAGCTGTTCTCCGACCAGTACAACGCATGGAAAAAGATCCTCAGTGGCCTTATTACTTTCCTGACCGGCGTATTCACCGGAGACTGGAAGAAAGCATGGAACGGCGTCCTAGATATTCTGAAAGGCGTTTGGAATCTCATTGTCGGTACGGTCGAAGGCGCGATTAACTTCATCATTGACGGAATTAACCTTTTGATTTCCGCTTTGAACAAAATCCACTTTGAAGTTCCAGATTGGGTTCCGCTTGTTGGCGGAAAATCATTTGGCATCAATATCACGCCTGTTTCCCGTGTATCGCTGCCCCGCCTAGCCTCTGGCGCGGTCATCCCGCCGAACCGGGAGTTTATGGCTGTGCTGGGAGACCAGAAAAGCGGAACGAATATCGAAACGCCGCTTGCCACAATGGTGCAGGCTTTCAAGCAGGCCATGAACGAGACGGGCGGCATGGGAGGCCGGAGCATTACAGTCGTGATGCAGGTCGATAAGCGCGAGTTTGCCCGCGCGGTATATCAGGCGAACAACGACGAGACGCAGCGCGTTGGCGTTCGTCTGGCGGGGGTGAGAACATGACAAGCGTATTGAGCCTTGATGGGAAAGCGTATCCAAATCTGCACGTCGTGAGTCTGAAACGTTCGTTTTCCGTGCTCGACGGCGACAATGCCGGGCGCGTGATGACTGGCGCAATGACGCGCGACATCATCGGCACCTATTACAATTACAGCCTGGAAATTGATTCAGTGACATCGAACCCCGAGGAATACGACGAGTTTTATGAAACGATCTCCGCACCGGCAGACAGCCACGTACTGACAGTCCCCTATGCGCAGACGACCATGACGTTCGACGCGTATGTTGCAAATGGCGACGACGAGCTGGCGTCCAGCTATGCCGGGAAAAACAGCTGGCAGAACCTGACCGTCAATTTCGTTGCCATGAAACCGAAGAGGACCCCGGCATGAGCGTAAGAGTGGTATATGAAGACGTCGCGGTCGGCGCAGCAGATGCGTCGACGGTAACGACGACGGCGAAGAAAGACTTTGCGAACCCTGCCCTGCTCCCCTACGGCACGGACGCCGGGCTGCTGGCGTCCTGCGAGCAGAACCAGTGGGTCCTAGACGGGACGCGCGTCTTGCTCGGGAACCAGCGGGCCGCATTCTGGTCCGCGGTGCAAAGCAACGACGACTGCACGTTTGACGCAGCGCCGACGATCACGATCTCCCTGAATGGTCAGTTCTCGTCCCCGGGCATTTTCTTCTACTTCGACGGCTCGGAGGGTGACTACTGCAGCGAGATTGTCCTGATGTGGTACAACGGCGAAGAACAGCTTGCGAGCAAGACCTTCACGCCGAACTCGTACAAGTATTTCTGCGAGCAGCAGGTCGACTTATACAACAAGCTCGTCGTGCAGATCAATAAGACCCACCTGCCGAACCACTACGCGAAGATCTCGCAGATCTTCTTCGGCATCGTCCGGGAATTCGAGCGGGGAGAGCTGCGCTCCGTCCGGGTCACGGAGGGCCTGAACATCATTTCTGACGATCTGGAGATCAACACGCTCGACTTCTCGCTGGACAGCGCGGACGATATCGACTACGTCTTCCAGCAGAAGCAGCCCGTCAGCGCGTATGACTCAGACCACCTGATCGGCGTGTTTTATATCGAATCGTCCTCCCGGAAAAGCGTGAGCGTCTATGATATTTCCTGCATCGACGCCCTCGGCGTCATGGACAGCGAGCCGTTCGCGGCTGCGATCTATTCCGGCGCGTCTGCGAAGACGCTGATCCAGACGATCCTCGCCGGGCACTTTACGCTGGAATACGACTCTTCGCTGGATGACGCAAAGGTCACGGGCTACATCCCGGACTGCACGAAGCGCGAGGCGCTGCAGCAGATCGCATTTGCCATCTGCGCCACCATCGACACCAGCGGGACGCGCGGGATCAAGGTGCGAAAGCTCGCGTCGGACGAGGCGGCGGAGATCCCGCTTGACCGGCTCTATACCGGCGGCAGCGTAGAAACGTCTTCCCCGGTGACGGAGGTGCGCGTGACGGCGCATGCGTACAAAACGACCGGCAGCGGCGACAGCGTGGAGGTCGACGGCACGACGTATTACCACACGACCACTGTCACGACGAAGACTAATCCGAAGGTCACGGCCACGACGAAGCCAAACGTCGTTGAGGTCAGGGACGCCACGCTGGTCAACAGCAGCAACGTCGCCGCGGTCACCCAGCACGTCTACGACTATTACATGCGCCGTCAGACCCACAGCGTGCGGATCGTCATGGACGGCGAGACCCCCGGCGATTACGTCAAAACGACGACGCCGTGGGGCAGCACGATCACCGGCACGATCACCAGCATGAGTATTCTCCTCAGCGGAATCGCGGCGGCAGAATGCAAGATTATCGGCACATAGAACGGAGGTGCGGCATTTGGTACAGGGAGATTCGTATAACCTTAGTGTTACCATCAAGAATAAAGGGCAGCCGCTGGACGTTGCAAGCGTTGAAAAGGTGGAAATTTCTCTGCTTTACCTGCAAAAGAGCTATCCGGGAGAGATCGGATACGAGGACGGAAAGTTTCTGTTTCCCCTCACCCAGCAGGAGACCTTTCGGCTCCCGAAGCTCTGCCAGATGCAGGTGCGCGTGAAATTCAAGAGCGGTGACGTGATTGGCTCGGAGATCAAGCAGATCGACGTTGCGCACGCGCTTTCAAAGGCGGTGTTGTGATGGGCGGCATTGAATTTGGACTCAAGAACCGCGATCCGATCGACGTTTCCTTTAACGTTTCCGTGCGTGCTGGCGGCGGCTCTGGTGGCGGGGGCATCCAGTCGGCACAGATCGACGCGATCCTCGTGATGACAAAATCCGAATATGACGCGCTGGACAAAAAGGACGCGCGGACACTGTATCTGTTGGAGGGATAACATGCTGGCAGTTGGACTCAAACGCATTCTGGAACTGTTCATCGGCTCCATGGGCATCAAATCCGCCCACCTGGGCACGAAAACCATCTACGAAAGACCGGGCGGATTTTTGTACATTGAACTCACAAGCGAAGAAAGGGGATAAATCCAGATGGCAAGTTTTTTTAATCTGACACTTGATACGCTGGCACCTGCCGGCCTATCGCTGATCCTGAACGACGGTGCACAGTACGCGACCAGCGCGACCGTCACGGCGAAGATCTCTGTCTCCGACGAGACAACGACGGGCTACCAGATGAAGATCTGGGGCACGAAGACGGCGGGGACCGAGGCGGAAGCGTCGTGGGAGACATTCACCGCGAAAAAATCCATCACGCTGCCCAACGGCGACGGCCTCAAGACGATCTATGTCAAGATGCGCGACGACGTCGGCAACGAAACGACCGCAGTCAGCGACACGATCACGCTCAACACGTCGATTCCTGCCGTGACCATCACCGGCCCCGACAAGAGCAGGATCTCGAAGGTCACGGGCTACGATGCAGCGGCGTTCTCCTTCGTCTGCGACGTGGACTTTGAGGAATACACCATTCGCGTCGTCCCGGCGACGAGCAGCCTGCACACGGCAGGCACCCAGATCCCGACGACGGGCGGCTCCACCAACGTCAGCGGCACGGAGGGAGGCTACAAGAAGAACACCGCCATCAACGTCACTGTCAAGGGCGCGGACCTCGAGGAAGCGTCTTCCGGCGACGGCACGAAGATCGTCAAGGTCTTCGTCAAGAACGCCGCCGGGACCTGGAGTGCCGCCTGATGGCCGCGCCGCAGCTGACATTCTCCATCACGGGCAACAAGATCTCGGCGGTCTCGGGGTTCGACTCGATCACCGTTTCCTTCTCGTCGGACATCGCCTACACGGCCTTCGAGTGCCGCGCGACGAAGTCCGGCGAGGATTGGGGCCGCGGGAAGGGCGCTTTGATCGCGTCCTTCTCCCAGACCCCGGCGGGCACGCAGCGCACCTTTGAGGTTTACGACGATTTTCTGCTTTCCGGTGATGGGGAATACCGCATTTCGTTGTTCGCGCAAAGCGCGGACGGCAGCTGGAACGACAACTACGGCTTTATCCCGCTGGGAGAGTCGCAGGCGCTGAAGACCGCGGACGGCGAGGATTTTCTGTGTATGAAGGAGTGATCGTATGGCTTACAACAGCCAGTTTACCGGCGCGCAGATCGACGAGGCTATCGCCGACGTGCGCAGCAACAAAGACGCGTGGAACGGAAAGCAAGATGTGATCCTCGCCTCCGGCGCGGCCGTCGGGGACCTGATCAAGGTCAAGGCGGTGGACGCCAGAGGGAAGCCGACAGCCTGGGCCGTGGCCGTGGCGGGCGCGGACTATCTAACGGAAGCGCCCGTGACGAGCGTGAACGGGAAAACCGGAGCTGTCAAGGTTCGCGAAGTGCCGTCTGTCACCACCGCTGATAATGGAAAATTTCTGCGGGTTGTGTCCGGTGCATGGGCGGCTGTAGAGATCGCAAACGCGAATGGAGGTAGTTTCTGATGGCTGAATATTTGACAAACACGGCTGATCTTACATCGGTTGCCGACGCGATCCGCGCGAAGGGCGGGACTTCCGCGCAGCTTGCGTTCCCGGATGGGTTTGTGAGCGCGGTGCAGGCCATCAAGGGCGCGCCCGACTTGCAGATTGTCATCACAACCAGCGCGGGCGCAACTGTCACAGCTACGAAGGGCAGCAAGACGATTTCCGGGACGGCAGATGCGAGCGGGAGCTGCACGTTGATAGTTGGTGAGACTGGAACGTGGGCTGTGACAGCTGCATCGGGAAGTATGTCTAAATCTATCGATGTAGTTGTTGGATCTGTCGAAGCTACGCTGAACCTGATTGACCCTGTTTTTGGCAATAACGACTGGTCGACTATTATTGCTGCGTGTCAGTCTGGCAGTGTTCCCGATGCTTGGGCTGTCGGTGACAGCAAAGAGATGACAATCAGCAATAAAGCATACCAGATCGACATCATCGGCAAGAACCACGATGACTACGCCGACGGCTCGGGCAAGGCTCCGCTGACGTTCCAACTTCATGCCTGCTATTCCAAAGCTAAAATGCTTAGCTCGAATGTTACTTACACATGGCAGAAGTCGACAATGCGTACCAGTACGTTGCCGGCTATTTTGAAGAGGATGCCTGCTGAAGTGCAGGCTGCGATTCGAGAAGTTACAAAACTAACTGGAGCCAGCGCGTATTTGTCGGAATTAGATTCTACAGCAGATAAGCTATTTATATTAAGTGACGATGAGCTAGGTATAGGTTATAATTCGGTAGCAGGCGAAGGTACCATGTACGAGTACTATACAGGTGCCAGCAGTCGTCGCATAAAGCAGTATAACAATACAAATTCTTATTGGTGGCTGCGTTCAATCTGCACGGACAATAATCATAAAGGCAGTGTAAAGTGTATAAACACTAGCGGCTCTCTCTATCAATTTAGTGGTTCTGATACTGACTACGGTGTGACATTTGGCTTTTGCTTCTAACTATGTAGATATGGCCCTTAAGGTCATTCTGATAACAAGCCGACGGGCGTTAAGGAGCTTCTATGAGTACGATTATTGACACCCTCATCACTGACCGAACGGCAGCGGACGTCGCACGCGTGCACGAGTTGGCCGTGAAGGGCTACGCGGGCATGACGGCGGCGGAGCTGGCGGAGTGGCTGGCGGGGATGAAGGGCGCATACAACGCCGTTGACCTCAACCGCGTCGGGACGGCGCTGAACTACCTCCGCGACCTCATGACCGGCGTCTGCGGCATGGATATCACGTGGCAGGCGAAGACGGATTGGGCTATGACGGACGTTATAACAGCCGCACAGGGGGGCGCATACCACGACCAGATCATCGACGTCCGCGCCGCGCTCGCCTACCCCGCAAATGCCCCGGATGTGCCGGAGATCGCACTGCTGACGTATGCGGGCGCAAACGATATCGAGCGCATCCTGACCATCTGCGAGACGCTGGTCGACAATGTGATAAATGCGTTTCGCTACACTGGCGCGGCGGAGTGCACCGCGGGAGGATTACTATGACAGATAGACAACCGACACAGGTACTGGCGAACGGGGCCATCCGCTATGGCATCTACAACGCGGACGGCACGCTTGACCATTACGAATATCTCCGGCGCGAGGACGCGCCGACCGTCGAGGGAACGCCGCTCAGCAAGGCAAATCTTCTCTCGGACGCCACAGCTTCGAAGCTCTGGCCCGGCAGCAACAAGCCGGAGGACCCAACTGTCAACCAGGCATTTGAAAAGCTATCGAAGGGCATGCACCTCGTCGGCGATATCGAGCTGACGTCCCGTGAAGCACCGTCTTCCGCGTGGCTCCCCTGCGACGGTCGGTTCATCACGCAGGCGCAGTACCCCGAGCTATACCCCATCCTCAGAGCAGCAGCGACGAGCGAGGATTGGACAGCCCAAGTTGTGGCGACAACGGCGGGCGACAGCTCCGATGCCGACGATATCATTTCCTACGCAAATGGGTATTGGTTCCGCAGCAGAATCAAGGACGACCTGACAGTAGAGCTTTACCGGTCCAGCAACGGAACAACGTGGGCAAAATGTTCAGTTCCGTCGACTGTACATCAAATCGGTCCCATCCACTACTACAATTTGAAATACGTATGCTTATGCACATACGGAAGCAGCTACGAAGTGCGACTTTTGACAGCGACCAATCCTGCAAATTCGTGGTCTGTAATGAGCGAATCTGGTGAAGGAATCGGCGACCACACTTATATCGTAGACTTCGATGTTCTGTATGACGGCGCGAGTTATTATGTCTATACAGATAAATATAACAACTATGCGCACGTTTACCATTCCTCCAATCCTGCCACAGGGTGGACGGACGAAAAGCTCTATAGCGGCACTTCGCCTATTCAAGACGCTATCTATGATGCTGCCTCTGGATACTTCTTCTTCTTCAACGGGTCTACGCTCTATCGCTGCAGAACATTGCACGACCAGACAACATGGGAAACTATGACTTCTGTCGGTGTGAATGGCGGTGGGTCGATTGCTGTTTATGAAAACACCATAGTTGCTGCAGTCACTGGTAAGCTTCTGTACTCGTTGAATGCAGGAACGAGCTTTACGACAAAAACCGGAAATCAGTATCTAGTCGGAAATCTGATCGCGTTCGACGGCTTTTTTGCTGGTGCAGGTGGTACGTCGATTCAGATTTCAGACGACATCGCCGCTGGCTTTATCTCCGTGGATGTTGGGTACGAAGTTACTTCTCTAGCCGGAAATGGTAATTTCCTGATTGGCTCTTGCAAATCTACTTCCACCGTCATGCGCAATGTCTACCACGACTATACCTACGACAGCAAGCGCATCCCGAATATCACGCCGGATGTTCGCAGCCATGCCTACATCAAGGCCGTGGAGGAATGAGCCATGCGGGACAGAAAAGGGACGAACGATCTGGCGAACGGCGCGGTCTGCTACGGGGCCTATGACGCGGCGGGGAATCCGCTGCGTCAGGTCTGGCTCCGGCTGGAAGACGAACCGCTGGCCGAGGGAACACCGCTTGTCAAGGCGAATCTGCTGACCGACGAAACTGCCGCCCTCCTCTGGACGGCGGGCGACGCTCCGGCCGATCCGACCATCAACGACGCGCTGGGCAAGCTCTCCACGCCGCAATACAAGATCGGCGATCTACTCGTCACCGTGCGGGAGCTGGCCGCCCCGTGGAACGCCTGCGACGGCTCGGCCTTCTCGCAGACGGACTACCCGGAGCTTTATAACCAGCTCGGCGGCGATACGCTACCAAACGTCAGCTATTCTGACGACACGGTTACTTACATCAAAATGGCCAACGACTGACCGTTGGGAAATACATAAAAGAGGTAAAAACATGGATGCTGGAACCATCACGATTATCTGCGCCGTCCTCGGCTCGTCCGCGCTGACGACGGTCATTCAGGCCATCGTCGGCGCAGCGCAGAAGAAGAAAACACAGGCAGACTCCCATGGCGACCATCTGGCCGAGATCGACAAAAAGCTCGATAAGATGCAGAAGCACCAGGATGAGCAATACCTGTCTATCCTGCGCCTGACGATCATGTCAGAGGAGATGCCGATGTCGGAGCGATTGATCGCGGGCAAAAAATACGTAGATCTGGGAGGAAACGGGGACGTCAAGCAATTCCTGCATCAGCTGGAAGCGCAGTGTGAAAGGAAGTGACGATGTGAGATTCAAACTCCGCTGGACAAAGGGTGAAATGTCCAAGACCATTGTGTTTTACTGCATCCGCGTGTTGACCCTCACGCTTGTGTGGGCAGTGCTGCTGGAGACGATCGCCGTCCTGTTCCAGCTGGACATCGATCTTTCCGCCGTGCTGACGTTCACCGCCGCGGCGTTCGGCGGGGAGCTGCTTCTGCTCGCATTCAAGCGGGTCTTCGCGAAAAAAAGCGAAGACGAATAACCAGAACCACGAAAGGGGTACATATGGAAAACATCATCAAGCGGCTCGGGAATCTCCTGAGCGTCAAATCCATCGTTACACTTGGCCTGACCATCATCTTCGCCGTTCTCTCCCTGCGGGGCGATATCTCCGGCAAGGACTTCCTGACGATCTTCCTGACGGTCATCACCTTCTACTTCGGCACCCAGAGCCAGAAGGTGCAGGACGCCATCGAGGGCGGCAGCACGAAGGAGGATACGCAGAAATGAGTGTCATGAAAGCGTCTGAACTCGTCAAAAAGCATATCGACGTCGCGAAAAACTACAAGACCGTTTACATGTGGGGCTGCTTCGGCTCGCCGGTGTCTGAGGGGATCATTTCCGAGAAGGCGAAGCAGTATCCGGACTGGTACACTGCGGCGAAGCAGGCCAGATATCGCGGCCTCATCGGCAAAGGCTACTTCGGTTTCGACTGCGTGAACCTGACGAAGGGCATTCTCTGGGGCTGGAACGGCAATAAGAACGCCTACCACGGCGGCGCGCGCTATGCTGGCAACGCCGTCCCGGACGTCTCCGCCGACGGCATGATCGCCAAGTGCAAGGACGTATCGTCGACCGGCTGGGACAAGCTCGTTCCCGGCGAAGGACTCTGGATGCCTGGGCACTGGGGCCTGTACATCGGCGACGGTCTAGCCGTCGAGTGTACGCCCATCTGGGAGGACGGCGTGCAGATCACGTGTGTTGGCAACATCGGCCTAAAGGGCGGCTACAACAGCCGCAAGTGGCAGAAACACGGGAAACTCCCGTGGGTCGACTACGACACCGAGACGGTCGACAAGACCGTCGAGGATGCCAAGAAGACCATCAAGGCAAAGGCCGGTCTCGCGGACAACACCATCAAGTATCTCGCCGATTATAAGTACGGCGACGATCTGCTGAAAAAACTGGCTGCAGCCATGAAGTAAGGGGGGCGGGTCTATGTCACCGCAGGCGCGCGCCAAGCTGCCGCCGGAGCTGGGCGGCCTGACGCGGAAGGACATGGAAGCCGTGATCTATCAGGCCAATCTCGGCCGCGAGAACGCGCAGATCGCGCAGCTCTATTTCGTGGACAAGCTTCCGCAGGTCGATGTTGCGACAGAACTGTATCTCGGCAGGGCCACCGTGCAGCGGCGATTGCCGGAGATCATGGAGAGGATGAAAGCCGCGTCCGGCAATCTCCCGAGCTGAACAAAAGTGATGCCGGTCTGATGCACAACTGAGGCACAAGGAACCGAAAAAAAGCCCATACTGAACACATCAAAGGAGTGTTCGGTATGGGCTTTTCTTATTTTAATCCGAACCCGGCCGGGCGTCAGGTCGGAGACTGCACGGTCCGGGCGATCTCCAAAGCGACAGGGCAGAGCTGGGATGAGACGTACATGGGCCTGTGCCTGCAGGGGCTTATCATGGGCGATATGCCGTCCGCAAACAGCGTATGGGGCGCATACCTCCGGCAGCATGGCTTTGCCCGGAACGTGATCCCGAACACATGCCCGGACTGCTATACGGTCGCGGAGTTCGCGGCAGACCATCCGCGCGGCGTGTATGTGCTGGCCTTATCCAGCCACGTCGTGTGCGTGGAGGACGGAAGCTATTTTGACACGTGGGACAGCGGCAGTGAGATCCCGCTGTTCTATTGGGCAAAGGAGGAAACCTGATGTTTGGACAACAGCCGTACAACGTATATCAGCAGCCGATCTACAATCAGCCGCCCATGCCGCCGATGCAGGAACCGCAGATGCAAATGCGCCCACAATATCAGCCCGCACCGCAGATGCAGTATCCGCAGCAGCCGCAGCAGAACCAAGCGATCATCTGGGTCCCGAACGAGAAGTCGGCGAATGATTTTATTGTCGCACCCAACAATGCGGTTACCCTCTGGGATATGAACGCGCCGGTTGTGTACGTCAAAAAGGCCGATGCAAGCGGCAAACCTACTATGACAACGTACGATCTTGTAGAGCGCACACAGGCTGTTATAACGCCCACGGCGCCGCGAAAAGACCAGAGCGAGGAATACGTGACCCGCAGAGAGTTTGACGAGCTGGTGGCCAAGCTGACGGCTCCCAGCGTCAGGCCGACAAGAAAGGTAAAGGAGGCAGAACCCAATGGCGAATCCGCTGTTTAATGCCCTCGGCGGCGCGCAAATGCCCGGTACGGTCGGGCAGTTCCAAAACATGGTGCAGCAGTTCCGACAGTTTCAGCAGACATTTCAGGGCGACCCGAAAGCCGAGGTTGAAAAACTGGTGCAGTCCGGGAAGATCTCGCAGCAGCAGCTGAATCAAATGCAGCATATGGCTGTGCAGTTCCGGCAACTGCTCGGATAACTTAATTTCAATTCGTGGCCACGATTGAGATAAATCAAAAATCTACGAAAGGAGAATTTGTATGAGTCTTACTGATGGAGGCATCCAGACGACTATGCCTGTTCAGCCCGCGAACAACTACGGCGGCGGCATGGGAATGTGGGGCGACAACTGGATCTGGATCATTGTGCTCTTCCTCTTCGGCTGGGGCCGAAACGGTTGGGGTGGCAATGGTAACGGTAACGGCGGCGTGATGGATGGCTATGTGCTTACGTCCGATTTCGCGAACCTCGAACGCAAGCTGGACAGCGTGAACTCCGGGCTGTGCGACGGCTTCTACGCCATGAACACCGGCATGCTCAATGGCTTTGCTGGCGTAACGCAGGCTGTGACAAACGGCTTCTCGCAGGCCGAGGTCGCACGCTGCAACGCGCAGATGGCGTTCATGCAGCAGCTCAATGCACTGCAGGCGCAGATCGCAAGCTGCTGCTGCGAAACCAGAGAGGCGATTCAGGGCGTGAACTACAACCTCGCCACGCAGGCTTGCGATACGCGGAACCTTGTGCAGAACACCACCCGCGATATCATCGACGCTATGAACTGCGGCTTCCGCAGCATCGACCAGCGTCTGACCGCGCAGGAGCTTGCTGCGAAGGATGCGAAAATCGCTGAACAGAGTCAGCAGCTCTTCGCTGCACAGCTGGCAGCGTCTCAGGCCGCGCAGAACGATACGTTGAAATCCTACGTGAGCGGGCAGCTGGCGTATTACAACCCGCGCCCGGTCCCCTCGTTTGCGGTCCCGGCTCCGTACCAGTACGCAGGTTGCAACAGCGGCTACAACTATGGCTGCGGCGGCTGCGCTGCGTAACAACTCCATACCGTAGAGCTTTTTCGTGGCCTCACGAAAATGATCGG